AATAGTAATAACTGAAATATGTCGGGTGGTATTACGCAACTTGTCGCGGTGGGTGCCCAGGATACGCACCTGGTTGGTAGCCCGGAGGTGAGCTTTTTCCAGTCGTCATACAAACGCCACACGAACTTCTCCAGTGTGATCGAGCGTCAGGTGATCCAGAACACCCCGGCGGCTAACGGTCTCTCGTCGGTCCGCTTCGAGCGCAAGGGTGATCTCCTTTCTTATATTTATCTTACCAACGTGAACAGCAGTGACGAGGTTGTTGTCGAGGATTGGAATACCGTTATTGATAAGGTTGAACTTTACATTGGTGGGCAGTTAATCGATACCCAGCACTATGAGTATTCTACTAATGTTCACACTGAGGTCATGGCCAACAGTTTCTCGAAGAGTGTTTATGGTTCTGGTCCCAGCGCCGCCGATCAACAGGTGTTTTTCTACCCTTTCAAGTTCTGGTTCTGTGAGAACTGGCAGTCAGCCCTGCCTCTGATTGCCCTCCAGTATCACGATGTGGAGGTTCGCATCTATTGGGCGGATACTCTGGCCAACACCTATGAGGTATGGGCTCGTTACGTTTACCTTGACGCCGATGAGCGTCGCACTATGGCCGAGAAGCCCATGGACATGCTGATCCACCAGGTTCAGCGCATCCCGGCGCCCGGCACCAAGACTGCTGATCTTACTTTCAATCACCCCGTCAAGTTCATTGCTTCAAATGCCGCTGTGTTTTCTACTGCCAGCAACAGGGTTCTTCTCCAACTCAATGGTGTGGACGTTGGCGAGAAGAAGCACGCCTTCCCTCACTTCAAGCAGGTGGCTTCATACTACCATACTTCATACGGTTCAAGCAGCAGCGCAGCGCAGGATGGTTTCGAGAGCATGACTCTTGTGATGCCTTTCTGCCTGGATGCCTCCAAGCTTCAGCCCACCGGCACGTGCAACTTCTCGCGCATGGACTCTGCCAGACTCATTAGCGATGGCGCCATCAACGGTGCGATCTACGCGGTCAACTACAACATCCTCAGGGTACAAAACGGGATGGGTGGGCTTCTTTATGCGAACTAAATATCTAACAAACTATTAGTAATATGTCTTCTGGCGTTACACTTGTTGTTTCGGGGCGGGATAATCCCCTTACCATAGATCCCGACATGTCATTTTTCAAGACTTTATACAAACGCCATACGAACTTTTCTAGTGTTATTGACAAGTTAACTCTGCAGAACAGACCAGTCAATAACGGTATTTCAACGACCCGCGTGGAGGTCAAAGGAGATCTCCTTTCATACATGTACATAGCGTGTAACTCGATTGGTGACAGTGAAACACTTTTGCGCAGGTGGAATAGGATAATCGACAAGGTCGAACTTTTCATAGGGGGTCAGTTGATAGACACACAGTACTATGACTATTCCACGAAGATCGCTACGGACGTTCAGGCACCCACGCTATCGAAAAGCACAAAGGGGTCTACGGGATCTGAATATTCCTATTTTTATCCACTGAAGTTCTTCTTCTGTGAACACTGGGCGTCGGCTATTCCACTAATTTCACTCAACTACCACGACGTGGAACTGGTGATTCACTGGGGGACTAATCTTTACATAAGTAATATCTTTGACCCCTACCTGTCCGACGTGGAACAGTACAAGAATCAAAATATTAGTTACACCAATTTGATCAGGGACACGACTCTGTATCAAAATGTTTCAAACGTTGACGTTTATACAAATGTTCAATCCAACGTGGTTCTGTATCAGAGCGCGGTGATTCCGGACGACGACTATACCACGAATGTTCAGTCCAATATAATCCTGTACGGGAACGTCTCGATTCCAAGTGAAGATGTTTATACCGACGTCCAATCCAACATAGTTCTGTATCAGAACGTGGTGATTCCGACCGAAGATGATTACATAAATGTTCAGTCTAACATCGTGACTTACCAGGCGGTTGACTCGAATGACTATGCCAATATCCAGTCGAATGTCGTTATCTACCAGACATATGGATTTACCGACGCTTACTCGAATGTAAAGTCCAATGTCACAGACTACCAGGGCGTCACGATTCCTTCCACCGGTCAGTACATAGATTTTCAGTCGAACGTCACGACCTACCAGGCGGCTGCGACGGACGGGGATCGCATCACAGAGGCGTCCAAGGTGGTAAATGGTTTTAGTAACTTGTCGCCGTCGCCCGTTCTCACAGAAAGTAAAACATACTACGTTGCCGTGAAACAAGTTGGCGGTGCCAATAAATACTACATAAATGGTGAACTTCAGGCTATTTTAACGTTCCGCAGAGATTCCACCTACGTATTCGATCTCACCAACGGCGACGCCTATACGAATCACCCCTTCCGTTTTTCCACGACATCGGACGGCACGCACGGCGGAGGAACCATATACACCCCGGGGGTTACTTTGAATACTTTGAACAAAACGGTCACGATCGTCGTGGACACGGAAGCACCCGACACCCTCTACTACTTTTGCACTGTTCACAGTGGCATGGGATCGTCGATCACGGTCATGGACGAACGGGTGGTTCCAACTTATCAAAGTTTGACGGACGGATACATCATTTACGATTACCTTACGGATAGCTCGGGAACATTTTCGGCTTCGGATGCACTGAACGACTTCATCACTTCGCTGAACAATTCCGAAAACATAAATGCTTCGGCGAATGTTCTGGCAAAATTCAACATCCTACCGACTTACCCTTCCAATGTTCTCACTCAGAATACAATTACTGGTTTTTTGACCTACGATAGTTCAGAAGACACGGCGCTGGATTACGCTCCAACGAACAGTCTGACCGCTTTCATGGATGCGCGGGTCATTGAAGAAAGAAGCAACGCGGCATCCAACTTGGTGACGGATCACGCTGGTGTGACAGACACCGGGAACACACTGACCTTTACAGCCTTGGCTGGTTTTTTAACCTACACGACAACCACGCCGGCAACATTGACGGACTCCATCAGCGGATTTGACGCTTCCAACGAATTGAGCACCAACATGGGTCTCTACAACAATGGTGTTCGCATCGCCGCCGCGGGAACCCTTTCGACTTCGTGGGCTGCTACTGCGGATGCCGGTGCGCCCTACTCCAATACATTTACGGTGGACGGGACCACTGGATACATAACATATGAATCTACGGTAGACAGCTCGAGTTCATTTGACGGATCCAACCTTCTCAACAATGTGATGACGGCGTTTCACAACTTCGACCGATCCAATATTGCACAGGACGTGATTGATTCGCATCTGCTTGCGACCGCAGATTCAAATGTCGTGACGAAGACGGGGCTCACGGGACTCATTATTTACGAGGGTCTGACGGATACGAATACTCCGACACCGGTCCCAGCGTCGAGTTTACTGAACAGGGTGATGAACGCATTCCACAATTACGACCGAATCAATGTATCATCCAACATTGTGACGAACTATGCTCTGACCGACGATTCAAACATTCTCGTCCAAAATGTTCAGACGGGTTTCATAAGATACAACGGACTACAGGACACAACGTCCAACCTCGATGGATCCAACCTTCTCTACACGAACATGACGGGATTCCACTACCAACCAAGGACGTCCGAGGCTTCAAACATCATCACCGGGTGGGCTCTCACCGACGACGACACGTCCAATACGCTGACGCAAACGAGTCCGGAAGGGTTCCTGGTATATCAGGGTCTTACGGACTCGGTGGGTGACTTTCAGGGCACCAATCTTCTCGACACGGTCATGGCGGGTGAACATTATGCGATTCGTCTCGCGAGGTCTGCGAATGTGTTGAGTTCCTACGCGGCACTGGATCCGCCAATGACCAACGTTCTCACGCGAAGTGACGTGACGGGTTTCTTGATATACAACGGAACTCTCACGGACACGGCTGCGACTCCTCCGGATTATGCGGCTTCTAATGTCCTTCTTGTGGATGCGGCCACGACGCGTCTGGCAGTCCGCGATTCCAATTCGAGCAACGTGGTGAATAATTATCCAGACATTCCTTCTCTCCTTCCGGCGCCCACTCGCGACCCCGTGAGCTACTTCATCACATTCAATGGTAATACAACCGATACGAATGCGATATATTCCAGTGCGGATGCTTTGACGGCTTACATCACCGAAGAGAAGAACAATTATGCAACGTCGGAGTTCAACCTTATGGGACGATTTGTCTACCTGGACAAAAATGAGCGTCGTTACATGTCAAAACGTTCTGCCGATTATGTCATAACTCAGACCCAAAGGATTCCCACGCCAAATAAGAAAGAGGTTCAGCTTGCGTTCAACCATCCGGTGAGTTTCATTGCCTCGACCGCAAGCAACTTCAATGCATCGAACAAGATGCATCTGGAAATAAATGGCGAACCGATTGGAGATCCAAAACCGGCGGTGCCTCATTACAAGCAGGTCTCTACCTACTATCACACAACCTACGGCACAAATCAATACACGACGATGATGTATCCATTTTGTCTGGATGCATCAAACAAGGAACACACTGGAAGTCTCAACTTCAGTCGTCTGGATTCAGCCAGGCTCATCCTGGATCAATCCATCAACGGTGACATATACGCTGTCAATTACAACATTCTAAGAATCAAGAACGGGACTGCTGGGCTGCTTTATGCATAGTCTTCATAGCTTTATCCACTTGATCTTTGGGCATAAACATGAGCCACGCCACTGCCATCCTCTCCTGGGTGAGTGTTCCGTCCTTTTTCATGGCGTCGCATGCATCTTGAAATTTCTTTACGTGATCCATAATGGAATTTCAAGGCGTTTATTATTTAATTAGTCTTGGGAACAGAGAGCAGGGGGACATCCGCCGAGAAGCATCGGGTGATGCTGTTGGCAGGGACGGGTCCCACGCGCTGCAGATCGGTGATGGGCTGGAGAAGAGACGGACCCATTTTGGCGATCAACTGGCGGTACTGGTAGTTAAGGGGGTAAGCAATACCATTATCGGACATGATCCGATCGTTGAGAAGCTGACTGGAAGTGTGAATCGTGAAAGCGCGACCATCGGCCATACCAAGACGCTGAGACATCTTTTACTAATCTAGGAGATAAAATTCTCTGACCCTTTGAAGAAAGGATTCGCGCTGGTGAATCATATTCTCGTTGGTGGTCTTGATCTCGATAAAGTCTCCCTTGACGCTCGGGTCATAAAGAATTTTGATCAAAAATTTGTAAGCCTTGGTGAGATCTTTGAAGTTCTTGGCTCCGGACATCACGATGCTGCCGGTCTTGAATACGCTGATGGTCATGTCGAACATCTTGGCTTTGACTGCTGAATAGGTCTCTGGGCTAAAGGATTCCTTGGAAACATACTTGGGGTAGTTCTTATACAGCTTGAGCAGTGCCAGCTGATCGATGCCGTGGGGAAGACGGAAGGTTGCATTGATCATCTGTGTTTCCATGGGTGACATGGGGAATTTAGTGGTCTCGAGAAAGACCTCATCTACTATGTTCTGAATCTCTTTGATGATTTCCAGACCTTCCATTGGAGTAGATGAACCCGTCACATGTATCTTCCCGTTGGGGAACAATTTGACCGATCGTTTCTTTCCGTCTTTGACATCTTTGGAAAGTGTCAGCGAATTGTTGAAGTGGGTCGTGCCCATGTTCCAGCCACTCGTGCCGTTGACGAACTTCTCTGCGAACGTCGGGAGCGAAGTTGTTGCGCCGTCCCTTCCGCCCATGACCGTCATCGTGGACACCCTGGGTAACGTTGGCTTGGTGTCCTTGACCTGATCCCTAGCTTTGATGACATTCCCGAGGAATGTTCTGAAGTCTTTGGCTTCCATATTTAAAAAGAAAACGCACCTATTCTTTAATATGAGATGTGATCACTGCAAAAAGAAGGGTCTCGTGTGCATCCCTTGTTCCTGTTGTGATCGCAAGTCTCTGTGCACCCGTTGTATCCTATTAGAGAATCACGAGTGTTCAGGTATCCTGAATAAAATTCAGTCGCAGCTAGAAATGATAGAAAAGCTAAACCCTAAAATTGAAAGTGAGAAGATTACAAAACTTTAAATAGGGTTACCATGCTGATGGCGAGAATAATTAGGGCTGCGGTTCCACCAGCCACACTGGCAGCGTTGGCGATGCCCATCATACCCTCGGTCTTCACGAGGATGTTATCCTTCTCGACCAACGGCACGTTCAGCCACGGAGGGAGTGAGTAGTTCCTTTCCGGGTAGGGATTGCGGTTGAGTGGATAGTCCTGAGAACCTGGCGTGCAATAGTAGGGCGTCCTCCATCCGGCGGCGATCGTCTTCTCGCACCCCTGACTGGGCTCGAAGTCCTGAGGCGCGATGGTGCCGCCGAGAGCATCTCCGGTGGGGCGAACCGAATTCACCAAGGCCACCTGGGGGTCCTTGGATGGCGCATAGACGGTCTTGTAGGCACCACCAAGCGGAACACCTGGCGTGAAATTCATCGGGTCTGCGTACGGGTTGATCTTGTTGAGCGAAATCCCATCATTCAATCTCATTGAGGACGACATATCCTTACTTGTTATACAGTAGGAATAAATTCATACCGAAGTATCTTGCACATGGCTTTCCAGATAATGTCCTGTTGGGTGAGCTTTTCCTTGGACTTCAGTAGTGGAAAATAGGGCAAGTATTGGTCTTCGCCCAAGAGTTCGCAGAACTTGTAGAGCACGTAGGGATACGAGAGGAAGTTCTTGCGATCCTTGGGACACACCTGATCAAATGGTTCCTGTATTTCATTGAACATGAGACGGAGGCGCTCCTCCAGGGTCGGTGGCATCTCGGGAGGTCTCACGCCGGTTAGGATGTTTGTGATGTAGGGAATGTGTTCGTAGTATTTGTTTTGACGCAATTTTTTCAGCAGACCCCTCACCTTGGCGTGGGTGATCTTGGAGACCTGCTCGACCCTCTGCTTCTTCAGCTCGTAGCGCAGCTGCTCGATTAGTTCGTCTGGAATGTTGGCAGTCTCCTTGCCCTGAAATTGCTGAACCCACTCATTGAAGTGATTTTGTCTTTTGTAACTGTATTGTGTGTTTTTTGACACCTCCTGTTCATCCTGGTAGGAAAGTGCCAGACCTAGATAGAATTCACATGCCCCACAGTCTTTGCACACCATTTCGCCCTTCACATCATCGTCGTATATATTTGAAGAATTGCATGTTTTACATTCCAGTTTCGTGAATTTCTTTGAAGCATCCACGTCATCATTTCTTGACACGCTCAGGTCTCCCTCCACGACGCGCATGTATTCTATGAAAATGTCTCTCCGGCAATTCTCTTCCTGATACCGAAGCAAAAATGGAGCCGCCATGGTGATATAATCATTTATTTTGTCTTGATCATTTTCATATTCCTTGAGTTTCATATTATATCTTTCAAGTAAACTCATTTAAAGAAATATGTTGCTATAACTTTAAATGTATAAGTTTATTGTCAAGCTTGTTGGATGGTGGAACGACGAAAATCCTTATAGGACCACAATGCCCCTGAAGATGATCTATGATATCAACACCGCAAAGGATTGCATGTTGCCGTCCGCCGAGTGGAAGAGGATCATGGAGGGCTGGCCCCTAATGAGATCCGGCGAAACATACACCACATGTTACTATCCTGACTTCAGGGATGCCATTTACGTATTGCGTAGGAAGAAACCCCTTTGCGTGGAAAACATTCGTTACGAGCAAGAATACACCTACCGCGGTTCTCCATATTCTTTGATCACCCGTGATCCCATGAGGAGGATCGGTGACATAAGTGAGGATCATGATGACGAGCCAAAGATGAAGGGTCCCGTGATGATTCAAAAGGTCGAGGCGGTCATGGAGAATGGAGAGGTAACAATGTGGGACACTCCGAGATTCCTTCGGTATGCCGGACCTCGGTCGGACTTTCATGGCTCCAAAGACATCCTTATGAGGGATCTATTTGACGCTAATGAGGAAGTTCCCGACGAGTGGCGGGTCTATATGTTTGGAAAGACCGTCGTCATCAAGAAGGACGAAATGCTCACTCCTCGGACTTTGGTGCCAGGTAGAATCTGAGCTCACCTAGAGAAGTGACTTTATACTCCAGAACGAGAGGCATCTCCTCTCCGTGGTGGAGAAGCTTCATATTGGAGCACATTGACGTAGCCTTGGTGAACAAGTTGAGATACTTTAGTGAAAATGTATCCTTCATAGAATCAAATTGTTTGGTGTCCGAATCCATCTCGTATTCTGTATACTGCTCTGCAAAGTCACCTGTGCACCGGAAACCCAACTTTTTGAATGATCGCTCGATGACAAGTTCCGAACCTATGTGTGAAATGTCCCTGCAGAGTCTCTGGAATTCCACCGTCTGAAAGGTTGTGATGCTGATCACCGGAAGATTGGGTGCATCAAACATCTCATCATTGATGTCCAGAAGTCGGAGGTTGAAGTGACTGTGACTCTTTTTGGCACTGTTTTCAATGGAGATGTTGAGCACGTGATTTTCCTCGATCTTCATGACCAAGACATCGTTGGTCGTGACTGACTTGAGCACCCTGAACACATTGGTCGTGTTGATGCCGACTATGATCTCGTTCTCGCACGAATATTCCTCGAACTGGTTGGCGTCCAGGAAAAGTTCCACCATAGCCGTTCGGGCATTGTCCAGGGTCAACATGTGAACACCTTTTTTGCTAAAAGATACATTAACATCGTTGAGGATGTCCTTGAGGACCTCAAAGATGTTTTTAAATGCGGTTGCCTGAATCGTCTTCAAGAACATTTACTAGTTTTAACGCGTGAATTCTTTAAGTAGTCACGACCATAAAGGTCATCCAGAAACTGTTTGAAACCATCTTCGCCTCGTGCCTTGAGGTAATCCTTGAATGAATTGTAACCTCGTTTGTAGGAGTAAACATTGCCGAGTGATCTAGGGACGTCTTCTGGTTTGGTAATCATCGTTCTTTTCAGTTAGTGGTTTTCTTGTTTATCTTGGCTTCCAGTTCGGGGGTCATTGGAGGTGCCAGGGGAGCGCCGTAGGATTCGAGATCAAAGAGACCAGGTGCCGAGTTGGGGTTTCCGTCGAAGGAAGCGAATGCCGAGTGGTCGAAGGACTCGATCTCGGTTGGCATCATGGAGAGCACCCACTGCTTTACCTCTGGACCCATTAGGGGGCGTCCGTCCTTGGTGATCAGGGCTGGCACGTGGGTCAGTACCTTTCTGTAGTCCGCCGGAATCGGCTCTTCGTGGATATTCTGATATTTGACTTGGTCTTTGATTGGGCACTGATCGAGCAACTTGAAAATCTCTAGACAGTGGTTGCACCTAGGACTATATAACATGATAGCGAACATGCTTTCTTACAAAGGTTGATTAATTTATCGGGGATATAATTTCGCACTATTATATAAGATGCGTACGCAGACTATATTTCTCATCGCACTGGCAGTCGCGGTCGCTGGGTTTTTTCTCATGAAGAACCGCGAGGGACTCAGGTGGGATCGTGGATTTGCCGGTTTCCGTCCAGAGGTGTCCGGAGTCATCACAGAGGGGAACCTTGATATCACTGGAAATCCAGTCGAAGATGTTTCCATCAAGGCGATGATGATCAAGAAGATCTTGGATTCCACAGTGCAGGAAATATTCAAAACCAGAGGTCTCAAGATGTTCCCAATCGAGACCGTTTTCATCCAGGTATTTGATTCGCCTGACAAGATTGGGGAGCTCAAAAAGAACCGCCCGGACGTCTACGATGCTTACGTCAAGTTCCTTCAAGAGCGTGACAGGGAATCCGTGGCCACCAGAAATGGCGATGGCACCGAACAAGAGGAATTGGCTCGTACGTCTCTGATGAACTACCTGGAGGCGCTCAAGCGCGACCAGGACTATGCCACCGTCCCCGATAACGTTCCTGCCACCTACAGGTGCCGATTTCTGCTCCTGGAGACCGAGCGTTTCTATGGGTCCGAGGTGGACGTGATCGCCATGGGCGACGCGAATGGGATCAAGATCCAGGGCATCACCAGTCAGCCACTCAAGGACGGCGATCCCATCAAGGCGTTCCGGGACACGCTCAAGGCGGGAGACTGGATGCCCTATGATACCATCGCCAACGCCAACGTGCCAAACAAGAGCGCCCTCTCTCTCGTGGACAAGGCGATTAAGGAAAAGTGGGGCGACAGTGAAGACACGAGGTATAGTAAGACCGTTGCCGCCGCAACCGAGTGGCTCGCCAATAACCCAGATGAGGATACGACAAATGTGAATTAGTAAAAACTAAAAGATTAGTAGAAATGCCCTTGAGGGTGGACGAAGTTCAACAGATCGACCATCGGAAGCGAGAGCTAAAAAAGAAACTCTATACGGAGCTATACGAACGCGCCAGTTCCAAGGTGAGGCAGGTCGCCGATCTCGGACTGCACGAAACTTGGATACAGGTGCCTTCGTTCCTTATAGGATTTCCTTCATTCGACTTGAAAAATGCGTCCCAGTATGTGGAAAGGCAGTTTGTAAATGGTGGCTTTTTTGTACAACTCTATGACAATGGTCAATTGTTTGTATCGTGGTATCCCAAGACATCCAAAAAGATCAAAAAGTCCAAGGAGCCAAAGGAACCCGAGAATGAATTTGCATCCCTGGCAAACCTTAAAAAAGCCGCGGACAAATATCGTTGATTTAAATACATTTTATCAGTAACTATGGACAATAACCTTAACGTGCTCGTAGAAGCCAAGAAGGAGCTCCTAAATCAGCTTTCATCCACCATTCTCCCGAGTGCACTGGACTGCATGGACTCCCTCTACGCCGAGTCCAAGGTGGAGACCCAGGGGCGAAATACGCTCAAGGCTTTTCAGGAGAAGCTCTCCAAGATCCCCCGGTGGAACAATTACCAGATAGATACTGAAGTTGGAAAGTGTGTTGACCGGTGCGGTGGGTGCCTGGACGAGATGACAGCGGCGGTCTTTGTCGCCACGGTCAAGATCATTTCTTCGGTTCGCCTTTCCAAGGACTCGCGCAAGGTGTCACTCAAGATTCCCACCAACGACGTCTTCGTGCTGGGCGTCTACACCAATGTTGCCAAGCGGATCTACGAGGATCCCTATATCTATCAGGAGGTCGTGAGCAGGAACGACCGTCGCAAGGATCTCATCAAGCGGATGGAAGGGGTGGTCGAGGAGACGGTCAAGGAGATGCTTCCGATCAACCAGATCCTGAAGACCTACCTTAACAAGAATGCAGTGGACGTCATGAACGGCGAGACGATCGAGCCCGAGCGCGAGGAAGAAGAAGAGCCCAGCATGTTTCCAGGTGAAGGAGAGATCCCTGTCACCGAGCCCGAGCACGAGGAAGAAGAAGAGGGTCCGTCATCGTTCGAGGAACCCGGTGGCGAACCCGAGATGGAAATGACCGAGCCCGAGATACCCCAGCAGAATTTCGGCGAAAGCGAGACCAAGAGTTTCACGTTCAGAGACAATATCGCACGCAAGACGATTCAGCCCGAGATCAGGGAAGAGGAAGAGGACTTTTCCATAAATCCAGGTGCGAACCGTTAAACATACTAAAATCTACTTTATCTAATAATGATCAGTGATTCTCTCAAGAACCCTCTGGTCGCAGCTTTGGTAGGCGCAGTCGTCACGATGGCTTACATTCAACTGGTGGCTCGTCTCAATCGCGAGGCTCCTCCCAGGAATGCGGACATGATCAAGCCGGCGATCTTGAACGCCATTCTGGTGGGTGCCATCGTGTTCTTTGGCATCTCGCAGCGCGAGGAGATTTACGAGAATCCCTTCCCGGAGGTTAGTCGCGGTATGTAGTTAAAGATTTTACTCCTTTTAAATAGTACGAAAATGGCTAGTGTAGATACATTTAACGAACTTCTTTTGCAGTTTGTGGATGAACTGGCCCACACGTTCCCAGAGAATACCATTGTAAAGACCTACCGGAATACGGTCAGCATGCTGATCAAGAAGGATCCTGGTGTGTGCCTGGAAACGTTCATGAAGAATGTGAAACCCCACGAGGATCTCATTCGCAATCAGGACGAAAAGATCTTCGAGGAGCTCTCGAGGAGTTACGGAATTCTTAAGACCCTGGATCTGGAGTCCATGTGGAAGTCTGAGCTTTCGGACGGGAGTCGCTCGGCGATCTGGCAGTATGTCCAGGGTCTCTACGTGCTCGGCAACAACGTCAGCGAAGAGGAGGTTCGGGCGTCTCGCGAGACCAAGATGGACTTTTCACCCGAAATGATCAATAAGATGTTTGCACCCCAGGGCGAAGATGATGGCGCCGGGTCTAACCCCCTCGCCGGTATTCTTGGAAATCTTTTGAACCCCGAGATGATGCAGGAGATGACCTCCAAGGTCGAGCAGCAGTTCGGTGACGGTCAGGGAGGTCTCGACGAGGCGAAGATCATGGGCGCCCTCGGTCCGCTCATGGGAAATCTGAGCAAGATTCTTCAGCAGCCACCCGGTGCATCCGAGTGAAAAAATTAACTAGTCAATAAATAAGAATGGAACAACCGTGGTTTAGAAATCCATCGCACCTGTTTGCCAAGAACAAGGTGCTGATATTTTGGCCTTTGGCTAAGCAGACCCCCGTGGAGAGGCTCAATGCCGCCACGAGGTTCATCCTCTACACCATGGCGATCCTTTACGTCATTAATCGCGACATCAGGGTTATTTACCTGGGTCTCACGGTTATCATGGTCATGGCTTCCATGCTTCTGGCGGGAGGCATCAAGGAAGGCATGCGACCAGCTTCGTTCGAGGACGAGGGACAGCGTTTTAATGCGACCACTCCAGGGAAGTCGTGCGAACAGCCCACCATGGATAATCCCATGGCGAACGTGCTCATGACGGACTACGTCGACAACCCTAAGCGAACGGCGGCGTGCTATTACCCGACCGTCAAGGACAAGGTGAAGAAGTTTCTCAATCAGGGAACTCCCACGGATCAGGCGGACGTCTATTCGAGCCGCAACCAGGCATTCCGCTCCTTTCACAGCATGCCTTCCACGACCATCCCCAACGATCAGAGCGCATTCCTTCGCGCCGCCTACGGTCCCATGATGGACAAGGTCTGCCGTGACGAAACCCAGGCGTGCTATCCCAACGACGCCTCTATGTTCGGACAGTCCAGGATGCCGGAACTTCAGCAGATCCGAGGCACTTTCGGTGGCAGTGTTTAAAATCTCGGTTGATAGTAATATGGCTTATCAGCTCAACACATCGAAGGTTCTTATGGATGCCGAGAGTCTGCCGGTGGATTGTGCCTACGATCACGTGATGGCGCCTCCGGTGGTCAGCAACCTCAACTACGCCGGTTCGGGTCGGGCGTCCACTCCGATCTACGGAACCGCCCCCTACATGGCGGGCAAGGGTGCTCCGGGTTCGCTCATCCTGGTCGATGACATGCTCCGCCCCCAGTCCACTTCATTCTTCAAGAAGGGTTACCAGGGTCGGTCTTACGACTTTCCGTCGAGGGACATGTCCTGCTCGGTGCCACTCCGAACCCGGTCGTGGGATCCGACGAGCAGTCGCGCGGATGTCCAGAACGTTCTTTTTGACATCAGATATAAGTAATTTTTATTATCTAGCTTAGTTTTAATATGGACCCATTGAGTCTTGTGGCCTTGTTAGGGATTGCTGTGGCGGGACGTCAAATCGCCAGCAGTG